CGTCCCGATCCGGCCTTTCTTTCCTTTTGTCAAAGAGAGGTTAAGCGCATTTTCCCTTTTGGGTGGGATCGTGCGTATTCGAGGTATTGCGAGAGTAGCTCCCTTCCGCTGACTTCCTGTTCGGAAGTGGGTAGGTCGGGAGGAGGTTGCCGTGGTTTGGATGCATCGTTGAGGTGGGATCGTGCTGACTTTATGGAGTACGTTCTCTCCTCGGTGTGTCCAAGGCAACGTGGAGTTTCAAGAGTACAAGCGGTAGAGAGTGGTGGAAAGTGGCGGATCATATCGATACCACCACGTGTTGATAATGCTCTCCGTCCTCTTCACACCGCTTTGTACTCCCACCTTTCCCGTCAAGAATGGTTGCTCCGTGGCGACGCTGTCCCGTCGCGGTTCAAAAGGTTCACTAGGAACGGTGAGCTGTTTGTCAGTGGCGATTACGAGTCTGCTACTGATAATCTGAACTCGGAGGTCCAAACTACCATTCTTGAAGCTGTTTTTTCTCGCGCCGTTTCTGTGCCTCAGGGCATACGCGAGCACGCAATCTCATCCTATAGCTCTCTTTTAAGGGCTGAAGGTTGCGACGACGTTGTCACGCAGCGTCGTGGACAGCTTATGGGACAACTGACTTCATTCCCCTTGTTATGTCTAGTTAACTACCTTGCATTCAAATTCTTCGTCCCTCGGGACGTGCCCGTGCTTATCAATGGGGACGACATTGTGTTCAGGTCTACTCCGGTAGAGGCTGAGGCATGGATGCAAGGTGTTGGACGCTCCGGTTTGACACTGAGCGTGGGGAAAACGTTGGTTCACCGGCGTTTTTTCTCTTTGAACTCTACCCCTTTTGACTCTGGTCGAGGGGTAGGCTCGTGTCGTTATGTTCCCTTTGTTCGCCCGAAGTCTATTTGGGCGGACAAGGAGTCCATGCCGGAGAAGATCGTCAGCTTGAGGAGCAGGTTTCGTTCCTTATGCCGCGGTTACGGGCTCGAGAAGAGGCGTGTTTTCCAGCGTCTCTTCTTGTTGAATAACCGCGATGCAATCCTTGGTTGCAGGCGTTCTTTGACAAGGGGAATGGGGTTAGATGTGGATCGGTACTCCTTAGTTTCTTGTAAACTTTGGTGGAGGGAGCTCTTCTACTTGGAACAGTGGGATGAGCCCCCTCTTCCCCCCGAGAGTTTTTCACACATCTCGTGTGGTGGAGTACCTGACTTTTTTGTCCAGCGCTCGCCTCATCGTGTTTCCCGGTTTGACCGGGAGGTCGGTGAGGCTCTCTTCAACTGTGTGATGGTTGAGCAAGCGTGGACGCGTGACGCCTCTTGTGAGAAGGAGGCGAAAAAGCGGTGGATGGACAGGTGCCTTCAGGGCTGCTCTCCGTGGCAGCTTTCTGGTCTCGTAACCACTCGTACTCGCAGACTTCTCGGTCTGTCTAGACGCGAGTGTTGGCGCTTTGTCTGTTGCCGGCGTAACGCTTCCGTTTTCGGTCGCGTGCGTTTTACAAAGGGAAAGGGTGTCTGGGTGGTGGACACGTCGAATGAGTACCTCGATTCGCGTGTTGGTACTTTCCAGTTTTCGGGGCGTGTGGGGGTTCCGCCTCCACCTTGTCTCTTTGAGTGATAACTACTCGTCCGGCCATCTCCGGTCCGCAAGTTAGCTGGCGGGTTCAGTCGGTTGTCTGTTCCTGGTAGTGCGGTTATCCCAGGTGGCTTTGCTACCACTGCTTTTGGCGGTGGGCTGGGGCCTATGC